TAACTACACCATTTGTTGCATTGATTACACCGATGATTGAACCAGTAAATCCTGCTGATGCACTTACTGCACCTGTTACATTTAATGAAGAACTAACAAATACACCATTAGCACTGGTAATAGTTATAGTTTGTGCAGTATCATCTATTTTTAAGTAATTGATATCGTCACCAAAGTAGTTGAAATCTGCATTACCTTTAAAGTGAATATCATTACCCGAAGGTGCCGCAGTATTATAAATTTGAAAATATCTTGCATCATTAACATCAGGTTGTAAAAATATATTTCCAATACCTTTAATTTCATTAGTTACTATTAAAGAAGAACTTATTATTTGCTCACCTTTAAATGTATTTGAACCAGTTGTTGCAAATGAACCAGTTAAATTTTGTAATGTTATATTCTTAGTATCTAAACTTGATGTATAATTTCCTAAAGTTGTATTCTTAGTATCTTGTGAAGATGTGTAAGAATTTAAATCACTTAATATACTTACGATTTGTGCAGATGATGAAACTACTGAATCACCATCAATCATTAAATATCTATTATCTAATGAGCTTGTTACTTGTTGAGAACCACTAACTACACCGGATGGTAATAATGAAGTCACTTGTGCGGATGATGAAACTATCCCATCTCCTCCAGCTAAAAGTATCTTTGATTCTAAATCTTTTTTACCACCTATCCAATAATCATTACTTGAATCCCATAATAGAGAACCACTAATTTCGGAAGCACCAGTCGGGTCTTTAACCAATAAACCACCATTCGCTACACCTGTACCATTTAATTCGATGATATTATCACCCAATACAATTGCAGTTGAATTAATTGATGTTTGTGTTCCTTGAACTACTAAATTTCCTTTAATCGTAGTAATCGATGAACCATCTTGACCAGTAACTGTTATTGCATCTTTTAAAGATTGAGTATATAATAAAACTGATGAGGTTACATTTAATAATGTTTCCCATTTAGTATCTATTGAAGCAGTATAAATTGCTAAAGTTGAATTTTTTGATTCTTCAGATGCAGTAAATAGTAACAAAGAACTCGTTAATAAAGCTAATGTTGAATTCTTAGTATCTAAACTTGAAGTATAATTTGCAAGAGTACTATTCTTAGTATCTTGTGAAGATGTGTAAGAATTTAATGATGCTGTTGCTGATAAAACTGATGAGGTTACATTTAATAATGTTTCCCATTTAGTATCTATTGAAGCAGTATAAATTGCAAGAGTACTATTTTTAGTATCTTGCGATTGTGTATAAGAATTTAATGATGAAGTTGCTGATAAAATTGATTGGGTTACATTTGATAACGTACTCCATTTTGTATCAATTGAAGCAGTATAATTTCCTAAAGTAGAATTCTTAGTATCTAAACTTGCAGTGTAATCTCTTAAAGTAGAATTCTTAGTATCTAAACTAGCAGTGTAATTTCCTAATGTTGAATTTTTTGTATCTTGTGAAGATGTATATAAATTTAAATTAGTTTGGGATGATAATAAAGAACTTGTTACATTTGCTAAAGTTATATTTTTAGTATCAACACTTCCGGTATATAAATCAAAAGAAATACCAGATGATGATAAAATACCACTTCCTGGTACTAATATACTATCTATTGATGCAGAAACTGCATATAATTTTTTCCATTTACGAATATCACTACCTAAATCGTATTCATTTGATGCAGAAGGTATCAATGAACCACTCACTTGTGCAGTGACGATTATATTATCACTACCACTATCACCTAAATAAATATTTCCACTTAATCTTACATCTCTAGCGGTTAAATCACCACTTAAAAGGATATTAGAAGCAGTAATATCACCAACTAACTTTATGTTACCATTTACAGGTGCGTTTAATGGTAATAATGTATATGTTTTTGTTAATCCATCACCTATGGTAAGTGAGCCACTTCCAAATTGAATTGAACCCGAACCTTGATGTAAATATAATTCACCCTCATCTAATGATGGAGATGCATTAGATGTACCTCTTCGTAATTGTAATATTGCAGCCATTAATTGAAATTTCCTATTTTATTTCCTATAAATATAGACATTTAATAAAATGTAAGTGAGATATAATAGTTATATCACCTATATAAGTATTGAAAAATAAAAAGTTAAAAAAAATCCCCCACTATTGTGAGGGATTTTGATTTTTTATTTATTCCGTATTAGAATGTTCCGCCATCTAATTCGTTTGAAGCAATGAATGATGAACCATTCCATTGAATCAAATCACCAGCGTTTGATGGAGTTACTGAAATTAACTTCTTAGAACCATTCGATACTACGAATGAGTTAGCAGTTAATCCGGTAATTATCAAATCAGTTCCGATAGTTACTTTAACCGCATCATCAGAAATTTGAGAATTTACAAATAATCCACTTGCTCCTACTACTTGAACTGAACCTGATGTTGGAGTTGCACTGAATCTAGCAAGTTCTTTTTCAGAACCTAACGCTCCAGCTTTCCAATAATCAGATGTAGAATCCCAAAGTAAAGAACCAGATGCAGTGTTTGGATTAGTAGCATCTTTTACTAATAAACCACCATTTGCTGCTCCACTTCCGTTTAATTCAAGAACGTTATCACCGATTTGTACGGTCGTAGAATCAACTGTTGTAGTTGTACCTTGAACATATAAGTTACCAGCGATTGTTACTGAATCTGCAGTTGAATTACCTAAGAAAACATTACCATTTGCAGTAAATGAACCAGAAACCGTTACGTTATCAGGTAAACCGATAGTTACTGTCCCGCCTGAACCTAAAGTTACTGAACCACCTGTGATTTCGATTTCATTAGCTGTTCCTTGAACTGTCAATGAAGTGTTACCTTCTACTGCAGTACCAGAGGTTGAACCATAATCCACTTTTAATGAATTATCACCACCATCTAAAGAAAGACCAGTTCCTGCGACATCAGCGTTTAAAGTTGCAGCGTTTACACCACCTGCTTTAATTGCGACATTACCAGAAGTTACACCGAAATTAGTAGCATCAAATGAAGCAACACCCTTTGCAGATGTACTTGCATTATCAGCTGTAATTGTAATTGTATTAGCTGATACTGCTGCAGATATTGAATTTGAACCCGTTACTAATAAAGCTTCAGTTTTCAAATTAAGTGTATCATTACCAGTAGAACCACTAAATGCTAATGTACTTGCAATACCTGTTAATGCAGAACCATCTCCTGAGAATGTTCCAAAATGTGAACCACTAAATGAACCACTTGCAGATACATTTGTTAATGTTGCAAGATTGATTGTAGTTGAATCCAATTGAGAAGAACCAGAAACGATTCCTGCAGGGATTGAAGATATATTTGCGTAAGTAATTTGAGATGAACCCGAAACTACTGTATCCGCGTTTAATTTAGCTTTAACATTTTCATCAAAGTTAGTAATTGAATCTGCGTTTACCTGTGCAGAACTACTAAATAATCCACTTCCACCTAATATTTGAGATGAACCCGAAACTACACCATTTGTAGCGTTAATTGCTCCATATACGTTAGTTGCGTAAACATTAGCAAATAATCTAGTATCAGAACCTAAACTACGAACATTAGAACCAGAAGGTATAATGTCTGAAGTTAAATCTGCTGCGAATGATACTGTATCAGTTGTAGCATCACCAATTGTGATATTACCACCTAAAGTTAAGTTACCATCAATTTTAGCGTTTCCTGTAATGTTCAAAGATGAACCAGAAATACCTGCAAGATTCACATTTGAACCTGATAAGTATCCAACTACTTGAGATGAACCACTAACAATTCCACCTGGTTTACCATTAAGGTTTTCCCATGTAGCTGCTGCGGTTGATGCACTGATTGCTGTTGCTACTGAACCACTATATGTATCGTATCCGTCTACTTGTGTTAAAAGTATTTGTTGAGATGAGGTAACAACATTATCACCACCCATCAATGCTATTTTAATTTCAGAATCTTTAACTCCAGCTTTCCATTGGTCATTTGTAGTATCCCAAATTAATGAACCAGTTGCAGTGTTTGGTGCGGTTGCATCTTTTACATATAAACCACCATTTGCTGCTGCCGAACCATTTAATTCGATGATATTATCACCGATTTGAACCGTTGTAGAATCTACAATAGTTTGTGTTCCTGCTACTGTAAAGTTACCAGGAATAGTTACATTACCACTAAATGTTACATTTGCACCACTTGCAGTAAATGCTGCTCTTAATGATGAAGTGTATGAATTGATAGCAGAAAGACTAGTATCAACTGATGCAGTATAAGTTGCTAAAGTTGAATTTTTACTATCTTGTGATTGTGTAAATGAATTTAAACCACTTAATATACCAATTAGTTGAGATGAACCAGAAACTACTCCATCAGCATCTAATTTAGCTTTAACATTTTCATCAAAATTAGTAATTGAATCCGCATTTACTTGTGAAGAACCAGAAACAGTCCCCGTTGGTAATAATGGAATGATACCTGCTGAACCTGAAATTACTCCATCAGCATCTAATTTAGATTTAACGTTTGAATCAAAGTTAGTAATCGAATCTGCGTCAATTTGAGATGAACCCGATACTAATGTTGGTAATGAACTAATTCCACTAAAAGTTACTTGAGAAGAACCACTAACAATTCCTGCTGGAATTGAAGAGATACTTGCATAAGATATTTGTGAAGAACCCGATACTGTACCGGTTGGTAATAATGGGATGATACCAGCTGAACCTGAAATTACACCGTCAGCATCTAATTTAGATTTAACGTTTGAATCAAAGTTAGTGATTGAATCCGCATCTACTTGTGCAGAACTTGAAATAGTTCCAGTCGGTAATAAAGCAGCAACTTGACCAGAACCTGAAACGATTCCTGTTCCACCAGTATTTGCTGTTGCTTTTACCTCAACATTACCACCTTTATTAACGATGAATAATTTTTCAGTTGATGTGTTATAAAATGGAATACCATCTATTGAGGTATCATATGTTGCTCCTGTTAAATCAGGCGTTGCAGTTCCTTGTAAAATTTTATTTGCGGGAGTTACTGTTGAACCATCAATACCTACGAATAAGATTGAGTTACCATTAGTTGCTGTGATTCCTGCTGAACCCGTTACAACTAATAATTCACCTGCTCTTTTTGTAGCACTTGATACGGATTCTAACGAACCCCTCCTATGTTTAATTATTTGTGCCATTGTTTTCCTTCTTTGTTTTTTTAATTTAAATGATAACCTTTATTTTTTTGGTTGTAAGGACATATGCCTAAATAATAAAACACTATGTAGTGTTATGAATATAAGTATGAAGATATTTTAGATTTATTATATTTTACCGCAGTCAATTGTAAAAGAACCTGAAGAAATTACAGATTCTACTCCACTTTGAAAATGTAAAGAGCCAGTATCTAATGAAAATGATATTGTAGTGCCAGATACTGAACCGGTTAATCCATTAGATGCTTCGTATGTGTTACCACCACCAAAAGTGTAAGTGTTCCAAGTAATAGAATCACTAAACGTATTCGAGAAATCTGCGTATGTTACATCAGCCTGATATAATGTGTTGGTATCTACAACATAAACGATTTGACCATCTGTAAAATAATTTGCATAAACAGCGGTTAAATCTGCATAAGTTGGGTAGATTTGAAATGCCCCTCTATTACTTAATAGGACTTCCTCCCAACCATTAACATTCGCTACATTTGAGGTATCTTTTAATACCCATATAGTGTTTGTATCGCGTTGATAGACAAGTAAACCTTCATATATGTTTGCGGCGGATAATGCATAACGTGCCGTTTGGTCTGCTAAACTAAATCTAGCATCGACCGGTTCACTATTCGTTATATTAAATCCACCAGGTAATATGATTGCCATTTTGTATCTTTTCTATTTTATTATGTTAATATATATGTTATACTACTTCCTGCACCACCTGCATTTAAAAGAGTTGTTCTATAAACTTTATATTGTCCAACTGTTGTTAATGTAAATTGTCCTAATACTGCGAAACCACTTGTTGAGATACCTGTTAAGTTTGCTCTAGCTGAATCAAATACTATATAAAGATATTTATCACCACTCCAACTAATTGTTAGGGTTTGCCCACTCGCAGTTGTTGTTCCTTTTACAATCGTTCCTATTGCACCACCCAATGTAGTATCCCAAGCACCAATGTTTTCCAATTCTCCTGCAGTAAATGATGTTGCCGTACTTGCACCATATCTTAAACTTCTAATCTTACTATAAGTATTAGTAGTAGTCGATGTTGTTGTTAAATCAGAACTATTATCACCTGACGGAGATGCATAGTTTGCAGTTGCGGTTATACTAATTGAAGTAGAACCGGTTGCAGAACCCGTTACATAATAAGGTGAAGCCACATTTGTTGTTACACTTGTCAAATTCCAACTATTAGAAGGATTTGCAGATGATGATGTAAATGTAATACTACCTGTTGCACCTTGTTCAATTTGATTTGAACTATATCCTAACTGAACCGATGGAGTTGAACTCAATGTCGGATTAGCAGGATTTGATTTAGATAAAGTTCCCGTTGTTGTAGTCGATGTTTTATATAATGAACCATCCAATGGAGAACTTGCAGTATATTGTAAAGTATAGGTATGTGAACCTGATGTTGTTGTACTATATGTTAATGATGTTCCACTACCAACTTGTGTTAATAGAGTTGCCCCTTCAAATAAAGAGGCACTTACTATTGTATATCCTTGATTATTCCAAGCCCCATTAACTGAATACGCATCAGTTACTCTATTGAACCTATCACTTTCGAATCCACTTAAAGATGCAGCTACTGATGTTGGTGCGGTTGGTGTTCCAAAAATAAATTTAAGAACTCCGTTTGTAAATGTTACCGCAGTATTATTATCAAAATCTGCAACTTCTATTCCTGTCAATTGCTCAACACTATTAGTTACATAGTTAATGTAACCACTACTTTGAGATAATGATTCTAATGTAGTTGCTATTGATGAACTAAATGTGGTTAAATCAGCATCAGTTGCAAATACGCCATCTAATGATGATGTTATTTGGTCAGAACTACTTACAATACCATTTGGAAGATTACTTAAATCAGTAAATGAAATTTGAGATGAACCAGATACTATTCCATCACTTCCAGCCAATAATATATTTTGTTCACTATCTTTAGGGCCGGCAATCCATCTATCATTAATGGAATCCCAAAGTAAAGAACCAGATATTTCATTTGGACTATCTGCATCTTTAACTAATAAACCACCATGTTGTAAACCCCTACCATTTAGTTCGATAATATTATCACCTAACTGAATTGTTGTTGAGTTAATTGTGGTGGTTGTTCCTTTAACTGTTAAATTACCATTAATTGTTACATTCGTACCACTTGCAGTAATTGCTGTAGCAAGTGATTGTGTAAATGAATTAAATGAACTTGATAAAAGGAATCCTGCTCTTTGAATTTGGGTAGACCCACTTATTGTACCAGCAGGAACACCCGCGGATGCTAATGAATCTACATCTGCTCTAAGTCCTACAATTGATGCAGTCATTAAAGATGATGATATCGTTAATTCAGCTACTGATTGACTTGTAGCGTAACTTCCACTTACAAATCCTAATGCAGTTATTTGTGCTGATGAACTTATTAAATCTGATGGTAGTATTATGTTTTGAACACTACCGCTTAGAGTATATCGTGTATCAAATGAACCTGTTAATTGAGATGACCCACTAATTGTTCCGGTAGGTACTGAATCCGATGAACTAACAAATCCTAACGCTGTAATTTGTGCAGAAGAACTGATTGTTCCAGCCGGTATGGTTGTTCCGCCTCCAAAACTACCTGATTGAGTAGCAAGAGTATCAAATTTTTGATTTATTGATGAAGTAAACGCATTTAATGCAGATATATCAGTTGAAGAACTGACAAATCCCAATGAAGTTATTTGTGCAGAACCACTAATAGTTCCGGTAGGTACTGAAGCAGATGAACTAACAAATCCTAATGCGGTAATTTGTGAACTACCACTTATAATACCATTCGGTACGTTTATAAGTTGAGTATAATCATCCGTACCACCTCCTCCACCCCCTACTACATATCCTAACGCACTGATTTGTGCAGATGAACTAATAATTCCTCTACCCTTTGTTTCGTAAGATGAAGTTGCTTGGGTTAAGTTTGAAAGTTGTGAAGTAACCGATGCAGTATAAGTAGCAAGAGTTAAATCCTTAGTATTTTGTGAACCACTAAAAGTATTTAAATCCGTTAAGATGCCAATTATTTGAGATGACCCACTAACTAATGTTGGTGCGTTAACAATACTACCAAAATTGATATTAGTTAATCCTGCACCATTACCCGTAAAGGTATTGGCCCTTATATTACCAGATGCGGTTATATCCGTAGCAACTAAAGACCCACTTACTGTGAATATTCCTTCAACTACTGAAGCGGTTACAACCCCCTGTATTTGTTTACTTTTAATAAGTGTAGCCATAATTCTTAAATATTCACTAGTTTTCCTTTAACCATAAATTCACTTATAAGAATCTCACTTGGAGTATAAGCTATTGCTTGATTAAATGTTATTATTATATTATTACCACTGGTTGTAACATCATATGAAGTTGGTTCTTGTAATATACCTTGTAGATATACATCTACATAATCTTTGGTATTATTAAATTTTAATTCTTCAAATTCAAATTTTTTATTAGTTAAAGTTAATGTAAATAGTGTATCAGTAAGTTCATCTAACTCCATATCATCAGTACCACCTATTAATTGGTATGAACGTCTAAATGTATCATCAAATACCTCATATATTAATTCCTTTATACGACTTCTATCATTGAAGGGAACTTTTTTTATTTTTGGTGCTACTTTCATAGTATTTCAAAATCTCCCTTCATTACAATATTATCGTTTGTAGTAATATCATATGCGTTTACAAAATTAGCTTTTTTAAATTTAACTAAAATATCTGCATTATACCCTTCCATTACATAATCTTTTTCAGATATGTATTGTCCGTTAATAAATATATCAAAACGTGCGTGTTCGCGACGTAATGGCCTAAGAAATGATTCTAAATCTTTAAGTTTAGTATTTGTTGCAACCCATATCCAATATAATGGGTGATTCATATCCTTTGGGGTCAATGTATACTCATTTTGTTCTTCAATTTGTTTCAATATTTTATTTAAATCATATATCATAATTCAATAAATTTTCCGGTTACTGCTATTTCATCAGTAGTTTCAATACCAATACAATTATTTGTCCATTCACATAGTTCAATAAATGAAAATACTATTTCATTTGTTCCTGAATTATATGAATAACTATAATATATAAATGGTATTAATACTCCACTTAAATAAACCTTAAACCATTCACCACCAGCAACATAAGTATTTCTTAATTCTGGCGGGCATATAGGTAGTTTTACATTAGTTAACTTAATAGTAGATGAGTTTACAAAGACAGGTGAACCTGAACTTCCTAATACCCCACCTTGTGCTCCTCTAATAGTAATAAAATCAATTAGGTCTGAATACTCATTATACATTTGTTGTTTTGTATAATTTACATTACCTCCAGATAAATCAGTTTCTATTCCCCATACTACTTTTTTAGGAGATAATGATTTTTTAGTAGTTGGTTGATTATCAAATTTTTCAGGTAATAAGTACGCATTGACTGTCATTGTAAATGTAGTTCTTACAATTCTTTGTGCACCATCCCCCACTTCTTGTTGATTCTCAAATGAATCTATTTTTGTACGAAATTTAAACCCAGATTTATCTCCCCAATATTCATCCGTTGCATATTGAAATGCTTCAACGATTTTATTCATATGCTCAGTAAAATCTGTCCATATAATAACATCATATGTTACACTAACATAATCCGGCATTGTTATATTGTATTGTTCGACTGGTCTTTTAGTATCGGTCATCAAACTAAACTTATCATATTTATGTTTTTTAGAATACATAGATATGGTAGGGTATGATACATGACGATTCATCGTACTAGCCAATGATTCATCTCTAGCAATTGAATTTCGTTTAAATACAACTATTGGAGTTTGAACTTGTCCGTTTTTATCTCTTAAAAAGCCATCCCTTCTTATAGCTTTCCATCTTTCTGGATTACCATATATTACAGGTACTTTTATCGATTCACCTAAAAGTTCTAAATTAGGAACAACAGTATCTACCATATGTTCAGCAATTGCCAAATCAACATCGTATAACTTTACTCCTTTAAACTGATTTTTAGGTTCAGTTTTAAGTTGTTCTGCTCTATTTAGTGGGTTTTTTAGTGGGTCTACGGCCATTAGTATGTTCTCTCCTCAATTTGTACTTGCGAACGTTTTACCATCATACCAGTAGCAACAAGTTGCATACTTGCATCTGCGAATGTGTTGGTAGTTTGGTCATATATTTTTGATGAACCACCTATTAACATAGTATCCATAACATTATTTATTTCATAATAAAATTCATCAAATAAAATAATATCTCCGATTTCAGGATATCCGTATTGTGTATTTTGTATTGCATCCGCAGGAATTTCGTTACCATTGATATCTCGTACCTTTGGTATCTCATGTGTTCTTAATCTTTCTTTATTAAAACGGAATTCTACATTTTGTTGTGTATCCGGTCCAAATTCATCATAATTTGAAGTAGTATTCTCCCTATCAACAATACACATTAAATTAGCAGGTGCATGGTATATTTTACCCAATGATTCACCATATAAATTAGTTTTTGATTCACCAACTGATATTTTGAATAAAGTAATAGTCGTTTCCACTACATAATCTACCACTTCTTCAGCGATAGTTTTTATGAATTCCAAATCTCTACTATGAAAAAACTTTGGCATATATTATTATCCTATGTATATTGCTAATGGAACTGATTTAATTATTTTTTGTTGTTGTTCAACCATATTGGATTCATTTTCCATTCTGGTCTTTTTACTAACCTCTTCTAAGTTTTCTCTCAATTGAGTTACTAATGATTCCTTTTCAGTTTGTGCTTCTGCTCTTAGTGCTGCACCATCTAATGAAACATCCGAACCAGGAATTGGTATAGTAGAATATTTTTCTCTAATTGCACCTAATAATTCTTTAGCAAGTGCAAGTGTGTATTTTCTAATCCATTGTTTACCAACATCATTAATTTTTGAGTAATCTTGAAACTGATATCCAACATTTGAATAATCACTTACAACATTTGGTGTTATTATAGTATTTCCTTCTCTGAAATCCTTTTTTACCATATACTCAAACCATAATCTTTCAGTTGCAGTTGGTATTGGGAATATTTGTATTTTATTATTGACAATATTAAAACTAAATGCAGATTTACGGAATTGGTCGTTGAATTCAATCGCTTGAATTCTTAACATATCCTCATACATTGGCATTAGAATAAATTGTGCGGCTGGGGAGAATGAACCAAACCCGAATTCATCGATTAAGTTCAATGTACCTTGTCCAGAAACTGAATAAGGGTCAAAGAAACGAGATATTGCCGGAGTGGCTTCGTAAAATACTTTAGTTATATCAAGTCTTTCGCCACTTTCACTTACATCACCCCATAATTCTTGTAAATCATAACTTTGAGTACCCGCCGATGCAAGGATACTTCCCCTTTTAATATCAATTCTACCACCAACATTTGCTTGAGTACCATAACCTTCGGCAATAGTAATTACATTGTTCAATTCACTTCCTAATACTGATTTATTGGTGAAATTTGAACTTGTGGGTTGACCTTCAAGGGCACCCATATTGTTTCGTATGTTAAATTGATTGACTTGTGCAGAATATTCACTCACTGCCTCTTCAAACACCGCAAAGAAACTACTTGATATCAATTCTACATCTACAATTGGATAACCCAACCTCTGTGCACACCACGATGCAACTTTAGGGGCATCTAATTGAAAGTTTGAATCATTATCATATAATCCGAATGGGGTAGATGAACCGGTAACGAAAGTTGCCGTACCTGTCCATACTCTTGATTGCGACATATTTATTCTCCTTAATACATTTATTCTTATATAAATATAAAATAACAAAAAAGGGAGTGAATAAATCCACTCCCTTTCAAATCTTATGTTTTATATCTATTATCCTAAGTTTACTAATTTATATTTTGTAGTATATAGCAGTTTAGCAATATTATCTAATTCATTTTGAATCCAACTATCTTTTAATTGTTCAGTTTGTCTTTCGGTTTCTAAAAATTTAATTAATTTATCAAAATATGCGATTATGTTTTCCTTTGATGCATCAGTATCAAGTCCGTTTACTGGTTTAAATGTTATAATTCCGTATTTACCCTGATAAGCTTCTAATAATTCATCCATTAAATCTAGTATACCATCATAGTATTTATTTAACGCCTTATGCATTGAATATGAACCAGGACCAGTTACTCCTAAATGGAATATGTGGGTTTGTGTTCTACTATGAAAGAATATTGATGCTAATTTTTCCATTTACTTTTGTTCCTTTATAGTAATAAGTATATAAAAAGGTTAATTTAAATAATTTTTGAATTTATTTTTTGTTTTGAAAACGGATAACGTATACATAATTCGCTGGTATCTGGTAATTCGGATTCCCATATTTTTGCTATACTTAGCATATTATCATCATAATATTCTGATAAATGTTCTTTTACAAAATTGTGATGACACATTATGGTTGGGTGACCATCTAATTCATATGGAATTGGAGTATCTTTAAAACCATATGATTGTGGGCTAGTTTTTGAAGAATATGATTGTAAACTTTCATTAATGTAGACATTCTTTTTGTAATCACTAATAAGTAAATTTACATTATCATCAGTTTTTAGTGTGGTGCCCATATCAGTTTCTAATAAATCAAATGCTTGAAGTATTTTATACTTGCATCCAATCCCATCTAATAATGTCGTCATAGTTTTAACCATAAACCAAGTGTTGTATATTGAATGTTCATCATTCCACACCTCTCTTACAAATTTTTCACCAAAAATATGTTCTGAGTTGTAAATATTTCCATTTAATATAAAAGCTTTATACTTTGGGTTATATATATCCAATCTATTAAAACTACTTAACATTATTAACACCACGTCGTTTTTAGTTATGTTTACTTTTAAATGCATTTCGTATAATTTTTCAGCAGCATAATAATTACCTGCCCCTTGTTGTGCACAATTATAATGTTGTTCAAAATTTGTTGCTATTATGTTAGCCCAGGTGGGCCATTTATATTTTGTGTAACTACATCCAAATGTAAATAATCTATTATTTGTCATTATTATAAATATTATATACAAAAAAAGGGAGAAATCTCCCTTTAACAAATGAACAAACAAACAAAACTAATATCTTAATACTCAATCATTGAGACCGGTACGTTGTATGAAGCAAATCCACCTTTTACTCTCAAATTAGCTTTAGTTCGGTTGATTTTAACGACCTCTAACTCTCTACCCATTAATTTGGGGTGATTTACTTTAACCGTCATACCTACTTGCAATGACAATTTCTTTTCTAACGATTCTATGGTACGTTTTTGTTTAATCAGTTCAATAACCATTTGGTTAACATTACGCAATTCTGCTACTGATAATTTTGATAATTCTGAATAATTCATGTCTTTTATGTTTTAAGTTTTAATTAATCTATTTCGCCAAATACTCTAATCCATTCCTCATTGGTAATCCCCGTCATAAGGAACTCCCTTTCGTCCATTGTTAAGTTTGGAACGATGTTTTGTATCAATTCTTTTGAATTGTAACGATTCTCTACTCTTAATAACTCATCTTGAGTAACATTGATATTCAATGTGTGTTCAATACCGGTTAAACTGCTAATTTTTGTAATATTCATATTTTATATTTTAAGGGTTACCAACACAACATATCTCCTGCCTTATCCCAACTTCTAGCACCACTTTCGGTTGCTTTGTGAAGTGTATTGTAATCCACATCTAAGTTGGAATTACCGAACTGGCGTTTAAGTTCTGATTTGAACTCTTTAAGGTTTTTAGCCCAAACATCGTTGAACCCACCACTTACCCAATTGAATTGGTATCGGTACTCACCTTTTGAATTTTTTAACAACCTTTCATACTTTGCTCTATGTTTCATAATTTTATATTTTATATTTTATAGTTTATTATCTCTCAATCTTATAAAGCTAATCTACAACTTTTTTTCCACATTTCCAAATATTTTAGGACTTATTTTACAAATAAGTTGGGCCATAATGTGACCATTTAGCAGTTCCCTCAAATATGTTTCCTCTACTATGTTTAGCCGGGGCTCTCCAACTGGCAGGTTTCATTAAATCACCTTTCTTAACCGGAACTCCCATATGGTAACCATCAAACATTGAAACGAACGCCCATACGTGGGTTGAATCCATAATTTTCATAAACTTAGAACCCTTTTTAACCTTTAAAGGGGTATAATCACTATAATAATCACCGGATTCGTGTCTTTTTTTACGGTCTGCATCAACCTTTCCTAACCAAATTTCAAATTGCGTTTTCATATATCTTATATTTTATTTTAACCATAAATTGTAAACATAATCATAACTCACATTTAAGGTCTCTGCAAGTTTCTCAAACAATCTCTCTCTGATTACACTATCGGTAACACCAATGTATCGGTAAACATCCTCACCAACAATCAGTTTATTTAATAGACCGGGAAATGTGGGGGTTTCATTCAATTCTAATCCCAAATCATCGGTTGGGAAGTTCTCTACATAATACTCTTTAATTGTGCTCATATCTTTTATATTTTAATTGTTTATCTCTTAATCTTACATAGCTAAACTACACATTATTTACCATATTTCCAAACATTTTCCCATTTATTTTCACTTTTTTTGTAAAATTTTTTATTGATTATCAACGAGTTATAACGGGTTGAGTATCAATAAGTTATGGGCATAAAAAAAGGGAAACCGAAGTTTCCCTTTTCTATTATTGAATCGTTATTAACTACCGAAAAATACTTCTAAATACGGCTTACCATCTTCTTCCTTTAATTCATAACTTTCTATAAATCGGTGTGATATCATAAAATCATCCAATTTACTGACTTCTTCATACAACTTATCTGCTGCTTTCCAAAGGTCTAACCAAGTCAATGGTATATTTGGTAATTGAATTATTACATCGTTATGAATACCATCGGTAAGGTATTCTGGTTGGATTCCAATAGGTGTGTATACATCTTCTATTTCATTAACACTCCATGTTGTTTGTAAATTGTTTTCATAGCCGATTTCACTTAATTTATCCATTAAGGTTTCAAATTGTTCTTCTGTCATATTATTTTATTTTAATTTTTATAGTTGTAGGGTCTCATATGAGAACATATATCATTTAAGATATTCATTCTTTTAGCTGCTTGAAATCCAGCACCACCCTTTCGTTTCCATTCAGCTCTTGTATTATATTTTAGGGCATCTTCTTTAAGTTCAGAAGGTGTCCATTTTCTTCTTTTAACTTGCATATGTGAACAAATTTCATCTAAGATGCCTAAACGATGTGCAGTTACATAACCACCTCCGTTATTTTTTCTAAAATCAGTCTTTGTATTGTATTTTAAGGCATCTTCTTTAAGTTCATCAATTGTCCATTTTTTATTTTTGGGTAAATCCATATGAGAAAAAATATCATCAGAAATACCTAATTGTAAAATATGTCCATATGCACTTCCATTATTTTTTCTAAATTGAGCCCTACTATTATATTTTAAAGCCTCTTCTCTAATTATATTTATTGAATAGGGTTTTCTTTTAAGTTCCATATGAGTACAAATTTCATTCATAATACCGAATCTTTTAGCATATGAATATGCATTAACACTATTTTTTCTAAATTCAACCCTACTATTATATTTTAATGCTTCTTCTCTAACTTCTTCTTCAGTCCAATATTTTAATTTTGCTTCCATATGAGAACAAACTTCATCTAAAATATTTAAGTTACGAGCAGCATTATATGCAGATGGATTTGAACTAATAAACTCTGCTTTAGTGTTATATTTTAATGCTTCTTCTCTAATTTTATCAGGTGTCCAATGATTTATATTATTAAATTTATAAACAATATCTTTTAATGATGTTGTAGCTACAGTACTTAATTGGTCATCTAACTTAAACCAAGCATTCTTATTCATAAATGATAATGAGTTTGGCAATAGTTCTTCCAAATTTTTAGGTTTAAAATTACCTTTTTTAGTTTTGGATGTAGTTGATTGCTGATTAAGATTTTTATTCCTAGCCAATAATGCATTTGGTATCCTAATATTATATGCGTTTTTACCATTAAAATTTTGATACCAATAATCATCAAATAACATAAACATACAATCCATCCAATCTACAAAATACCCAGCAGTATTTTTTGGTGCTATTTTGTAGAATACTTTTTTATTATTATTTTTTGATTTTCTCATTAATCTACCAACAATTTGCATTACAACCTCAAAATTTTGAGTAAAAGTCATATCAATAACATTGTATAAATCTGGAAAATCAAATCCTTCTTTACCTCTATTAACTGCAATTAATACTTTAATATTAGGATTATTTTCAAATTCAGTAAATGTTTCTTCTGGTATTTCATCCAAATTTTTACTATGTGAGGTTAATACACCTACCCCCAATTCTTTAAAATATTTATCTAAACATTTAGCTTCAGGAATTCCGTGAGCAAATATAATACTTTTTTCTAAAGTACCAAATACACTAATTGCATTTTTACTAACATTATTAAGTGTACTCATTGATTTATTTGGAAGTTTTAATTTTTTAATCAATTGAGATAGTACATCTCTAAATAATTTCCTATATTTTTTACTATCAATACGAGTATCTTCTTTTAATGAACCTAATAAAGAGTTATAATCTAATTTAGTGAGTTCTAATGATGAGTGTAACACTTGAAGGTCTACATCAGAAAGTAATCCTTTACCATACATTTCTTTTACCGATGTATAATCAATAATAAACTTATCTTTCTTTTCATTAAACTTAAATGGAGTACCGGTAAGTAATGATTGATATTTTGGTTTAAGTGTATCTATAATTCTCTGTATAGTTTTTGCAAAGTACCATTTATGCGCTTCATCCAAAACCATCCATTTAATTTTACAACCTTTTAGTATCTGAATATTAGTATCATTAAGTAATTGAGGAAGTACGATAATAACTTGTATTTTGTTATTAACAGCTTCTTGTAATTCTTTACGATTTTTTACAGCTATCCAAGTGAATGATGCGGGGATATCTTTAAAAAAGAATTGAAATTGCTTTACAAAATTACCTCTTAATATAGTTTTATCAGAAGGCAATATTAATGTAATATCATTTCTCGTTAAGATACCATTGGAGTAGTACAATTCGTATCTAGCTGCTGTCATTAATGTTTTACCACCCGATGTACCCATAGCCGATACGTGTGGTTTTTTTGGGTTTACATACTCTAAAATATTTCTAGCAGAATAGTCTCTCATTTCAAGACCTCTACTTTCAAAAATATCTTTTAATTGTTTTTCTAAATTCATTTATTTATGTTTAAATTTTATAAAGCTAATATACAACCTTTTTTTGGTATTTCCAAATATTAATCCTCTTTTTTCACAAAATTTCCCTTTTCATCCCTCCTCATATTCCTACTACTCAAAAAGACCCTTCTTTCATCATACATCCTTTGACCGGCTTCCTGTCCGTTCCTCTCAATAAACCATTCTAAGGAGAATCTACCCTTAGCCTTCTCCTTTTGTTTGGATTTAGTATCCTCTGAATGGGTTTTACCGAACATACCATTCTTATCGCCCTTTGTAAGTTCTTTCATCTTACTAATAAACTCTATATATTCATCAGTATCCCTCCTACCATACCATACATCCCCACCTTCACCTTTATATATTGCATTTAATCCCTTTTTAACTGAATTATAGGCAACTATCAGTTCTTCCTCTACCTTTACTGATTCAATTGGGTCAACCTCACATATAATCTCTTTCTGAAAATTATCCCATCCATATTTACGAACTGCTTTATACAAAGGAAAATCTAATTTCTTATGATATGCTGCTCTATAATGGCCATACATCCTATCATCGAA